AGGTTGAAAAAAGTTTCAATATTCTGAAATAATTTTATATTTGAGAAACACACCAGATTGTCCCATCTCTGCATCTAACTATCATATCATCATGTTTGTGTTCAACACCTTCTATATAGTTTGATATTTTCCCATTTTCTTAATTTTTTATTGATAACCTAATTACTTCTGTGTAGTCCTGACAGGATTCGCGCCACAGGACTATTTTTCTATAATTCAGTTATACTACAAAATTCTACAATAGATTTCTGTAATATATTATAATTTATTCTTTAATACTTGAGCGACAACTGGTAAAATTAAGGCACCTGCTACAAGTAAAAAGAAACTAATTGCAGTCTCACTATAAATGGCTTTTACGGATAAAAATGCTGCTAGTAAGTAAATAATAATAATTAGGAATGATTTGAGTTTCTTCATAATATATGATTTTTTTAAGTGTGTTATTAAATTTGATGTTACAAACATTACTTTATAAACGGATAAAGATACTTAAAAGTTCCAAAAATTCTTTGAATTTAGTAAATATATTTACCAACCCATTTGGTAGTTTATTGAGTATAACCATCGGACGTTATAAACAATTAAAATTTAAAATAAAACAGTATTGACCACAATATTAGTGATATAATCATTACTATATTATAAGAAAGTATATCCTTGTTTGTTATTTCTTTCTGAAAATTTTCGGGTTTGATTTTCCAAGCAATCCATGTTAGTAATTTACCAAAGAAATATACACTTGTGCTTGACGCTAAGAAAAATATTATAGTCAATATTAGTTTCATAATTTTTAAATGTAAATTGTTTAAAATAATAATATTAATTTTGTTCTTTTAATTAATTCTATTTAATAGTGATAAGTTCCGACCCATTCATTAATACCTTGTGAATTGGTAATTGTTTTTGGTTTTACTAATTTATTACCATCTAAATACCAATATTCTGCTTTTTCTATTTCAGACTCAAATCCAATAAGCATCTTTTGTTGTTGGATCGATTGTTGAATTGAGTTGACATATTTATTTGCTTCGTTACCAAATTCAGTTTCTAAATTTGGATTATCTCCACCAGCATATTCAGCGTTATATCCTTCACCAGTAATTGATACACCTTTCATAAAAGCCTTCCTCAAATCTTCTTCTGTGTACTTATACTCTGCTTTGGCTTTGTTGTAACCTTTAATAAATCCTTGTTTGCTCTCTAAACCATAATCTCCAGGACCATAATACTTTTCAGCCAACCTTTCAACTTCATCTTCAATAGGTGGTAATAAATCTACACCTTCAAGTATTGGTGAGTTATTGAGTGGTAGGTGTGCTATGATTTTCTTTGAATAAGCATTATTATACTTTAATATAAGATTTGATGCTTCTTGAAAGGTATAGTCACCTTCTTTAATCTCTGAATCATCTACAACAAGTAGATAGTTTTCTGTTTGGATTATGTGTTTCATTTTAAGTTTTTTAATATAATGTAATAATATAAACGAACAAATGGTGAAATAGTTTCAAGAATATAGATTTATTTACAAATCTTTATTTGGTAACCTCCTCATATTTGGATTAGTCTGTTACATTATAAACGTAAAAAAATAAGAGACAAAGTTATAGAAAGTTTTTCAACCGCCTTCAAACCCGGCTCACTCTTTATCTTTTAATCTTTATTGATTATTTTTTATTAGTTTCCACATTAATATTGTATTATATCCAAGTTCTTTTGCTGCAACAATTCTATGTAAACCATCATCTTCTTCAGGTATTGGTGGTGTTTCTAAAAAATTTTGTTTCATTTCCTCTATCCACCTATCTTGCTCTTCCTCATATCCTTCATCATTATCGTATAGATCTTGTCGTGTATAATTAAAATCTGATAAATCTTTTTGAACTAATTGGTATTTTTCACCTTTTATCGGAAATACATTGCCACCAGTGTATGGTTTAGAACCATCACTAACTATAATATCACCAACACGATAACCATCATATTCAGTTCTTTCTGTTGGTGAATAAGATTCATTCAAAAAATCTACTATAGTGGTTGCAATAAACTTTCTCAAATCAGTCCTTATTTTTTAGTATATATTAAAAAAAGAAGTTAAAAATGATGAATCATTATCTAATTTTATGTATTTACTTTTTTGTCAAATTCTTCTCTTAATATTCTTCTTATTGTTTGTTGTAGATTCATAGTCTTCTGTATATTGATGAATCAACATAATAGGTTACACTTGGCTTCTTTTCATCAGATTTTCCCTTTTCCATTAATCCTTTTTTATCTATTTTTTATAGGTAAACTTTACTTCTTAACCTAAAAAGTTTTTCAACCGCCTTCAAACCCTGACCACTCTTTATAGCATTATTAGCACTAGCAGAAATTTCCTTACTCCAAATACACTCAAAATCATCCGGTGCACTATATTCACTTATAAAAACACTATGTCCTTCCTCCATCCATTTTCTACAAACTTCCCAAAAACAATCACTATCAAATTTCTCATTCCCAACATAAGCACGAACACCCCTATAAGGTGGATCACAATATATCAGACTATTATGGGGTATTTCTAAATCTCTATAATCACCACAAACAAATTTGATACCAGTTAAACTTGGTTGTTGTTTCATGACATTATTATATGCCTCTAAATCATATTTCCTTTTTCCTATATTATCTCTTCTGAAACTACCCCACCACTCAGAACCAAATGTTAATTGTGTACCTAAATATCCTACTAACTCTTTTGGATATTTATCCCTATTCATCTTCACCTCATTAAAAAAATCTTCATCTACCTCTTTTGGTGGTTTCCAACCATTTTGTAATGCCTTATAAAGCGCAATCACATATTCTTGATTATCATTTCCTATTCTATTACCATCAACTTTATCTATTGAATTGGCACCACCAACAAATGGTTCTACATACCACTGATTTGGTAATCTATCTTTTAATATTATTGGTAGAATGTCTTTAGCAATTCTACGTTTGCTTCCCATGTATTTCATAAAAACCTGTATTGAATTATCTGATAATAAGGGCAAACAATATTGTAAAAATGGCTATCGTTGCGATATCACCAGTCATCACCATATAACCAATAGTCGCTAAAATTAAAAAGGTAAGAAAAACTACACTCTTGATTTCTGATTTCATATTTTAAATTTTAAAAAAAGTTCTTTAATTTTCACTAATTATCTGATTCATCTTATCTACATCTACTTCAATAAGATTTTCTACCTGGTCAACTTTAATGGCACCAAGATTCAATCCTTTATTATATATCATGGCACCATATTTTGCACCAAGATGATAAATAGCATCAACCAAATTAGTTGTGTCTAAGGTTTGAATTCCAAATCCGAGATAGTTTATTTTTACGCTGTTCATGATGTTTTGTTTTAAGTTATATTACACAAACATGATACAGTAGCGAGAAGTTCCCTATTAATTTTAATATATAGAAATAAAATTCGATATTATGAAATTTATTACTAACTTCAAAAAATTTACAAAGATAAAAGAATCGTGGACTCCACCACCGCCACCACCACCAATTGAATATGTTTATCAAAAACCCGATACAACAAAATTTGATACAATTAGTTTAAGTGATGCACTTAAACCAATAAAATCTGTAACTGAAAGGAGTTTAGATTCACTACAAAATTTAGAAAGAGGTAAAGATTATCTGGTTGTTTTTGAAGATGATTTTACTGGTAAAGTTCTTCGTGAAAAAATTGATTTAAACTTCACTGATTTAGAAGAAATCTTCAATAAATATAAGCAGTTTAATCTTGAATCAAAAAATAAATTTAAGATATATGATTCGGCTTCTTTCAGTGAAAATTTTACCAAACTTGACACAGAAGTTAAAATAAAAGAAGGTTCTATATTTATAGCTTTTACACAGGGTGACAATTATGCTATTATCTATATTGATGCTACTGGTGCACCAAATTTTTGTGGTGTAAGAGGAACTCTTTGATGATTTTAGTAGTTTAATATAAGAAACCAAATTTACCACTTCAAAAAGATTAGTTTATGGTACAGAAATTTATTCTAATGTCAACCTGTAATTTTTATGAAACAAGAAGAAACAAATATAATATGATGACTATTTTAAGAGAAGATGATTATGTCTATGATATTGAGGATGGATCAGAGTGGAAACTTTTAGAAGATCCTAATAAAGGTGGTTCAGCCAATAGTATTTGTACTTGGGCACCAGAAGATTGCCCATATAAAGTTGGGACTCTTTTCAAAAGATGTTATTTTGACGAGTTTGGGAAATTGAGAGGTTACCTAAGAAGAGGTTTGAATCCGGATAAAACCAAATCTAAATATGAAAGTAGTTTATATTACTAAAAATCTAAATTATCAGATAGAATATCTTAGTCTGAATGAAATTTACGAAGCTGAGTGGAGTGCACCACTTCGTTATTCTACCGGTGAACAAATTAGATATTTGATAGTAAATTGCCCAGATGGAATAAATAGATATTTTCGTCCTGACAATTTCATAACTTTAGATGAATTTAGATTAAGACAATTAGATAAACTTGATATATGAAAGTAATCTTTATTAATAAAGAAATAGATAATATAATATCTAACACAATTGATGAAATTTACGAAGCGGAATGGAATGTAAATGGTCTAATATGTAACCCAATTGACCATCTTGAGATTGGTCAAAGTTATGAAGCCGATCTGAGTGCACCGATTTGGAATTCTGACATTCCCAGTAGTATTGTGAGTAGATATTTGATAATAACTTGTCCGGATGGATTTATTAGATATTTTCCACTTGAACATTTTCTAACTTTAGATGAATTTAGATTAAGACAATTAGATAAACTTGATATATGAAAGTGGTTTGCATAAATGATACCTGGTCTGATGGACAAAAAGTTGATGGTATAACTTTAGGTAAAATATACGATGTTAAAAAACAATTAGAACTTCCCAACTATAAACCTATTCAGATTTATCAAGATGATGGTTCATTGCATTGGTATTCTTCGCCTAAAGAATTTTTTATCACATTAGATGAATTTAGATTGAGTCAATTAGATAGGTTATATGAAAGTGGTTTGTGATTTTGATGGAACCAATTATCATTTGAAAAGGGGAAACATTTATGAGGCTTTTGTGTTAACGCTGCATAAAAAATCTGGTGGTACTGTCAGTTATTGGATAGCAACATGTGATGATGGTGAAGATAGAAAATTTCATTTTGATTATTTTAAAACTTTAGACGAATCTAGATTAGAACTTCTGAAAAAACTTGATATATGAAAGTGATTTGTATAAGAAAGAATGAACAGAATAATGAATTTTTAACAGTAGGTAAAATCTATGAATCTTTAAGTTCGTTTGGTGAATTTCATCTGATATGTTGTGATGATGGTCAAGTGAGATGGTATAACAATCTTGCCTTAATCACATTAGACGAATTTAGATTGAAAAAATTAGATGAACTCCATATATGAAAGTAATTTGTATAAAAAAGGGATATAGATTTACTCCACTTAAAATTTATGAAACTCTCAGAGTTAGCACAACAGGTGGTGGTCTAATAGTCTGTTTATATGATGATGAAGGTCAAGTTCATTTTTTTATCTTAGAAAAGATAGATTTTTTGATGAGCTTAGATGAATGGAGATTGAAACAAATTGATAATTTTATAAAATAGATAATATATGTTAATTTATATTGCGATTCTACGAGATACTGAACTTACATCTGATGAGGTGTTATGTGCTCAGTCCAGTTTTGAAAATCTTAGAACTTATGTTTTTGAATATTTTGGTATTAGTGATGTCAGAGAATATACTAATCCGGCTAAATTTTTAGGTTATACTAAATTTAATTATTCTGAACATGAGGATGATTTAGATGGTTATTTCACTTTTGATGAATATGGTTTGATAACTAAAGTTTATGTTTTTAATAAATCTCTGGATGAAAAAATTTAAAATGGAAATAAACAAGATATACCACGGTGATTGCTTAGAAGTCATGAAGCAGATACCTGATAGTAGTATAAACTTAATTTGTGCAGATTTACCTTTTGGTATTACAGCAAATAAATGGGATAGTTTGATACCACTTGATAAACTTTGGATTGAATATGAAAGGATTTTAGCACCAAAGGGGAATATACTCTTATTTGGTGTTGGAATGTTTGCTTTCAAACTTGCATTGAGTAATGAAAAGTTATTCAGATACGAAATGGTGTGGAAGAAAAGTAAATGCGGAAGTCCATTAACTGCTAAATATATGCCTCTCAAAAAACATGAATTGATTTTAGTTTTTGGTAAAAGTGCAGCTAATTACAATCCACAATTAACAGAGGGAACGCCATATAAAAGAAAATGGACGCCTAATAAAGTTAATAATATGGAGTTTGGAATTGCTGGAGTTCAAACTGATAATAAAGGAACAAGACATCCAACAACTATTTTAGATTTTCCGCAGCAATGGAGAAGACAAGACCAGTTACACCCAACTCAAAAGCCTGTGGAACTTTTAGAATGGCTTGTAAATGGATTTAGTAATGAAGGTGATTTAGTTTTAGATAATACAGCAGGTAGTTCAACAACTGCTATTGCTTGTATCAAAGCTGGACGAAATTGGATTATGATTGAGAAAGAGGAAGAATATTATAACTTATCTTTAAAAAGGATTGAATATTTTTTAAACGAAAAAATTAAAACTTAACTATACGATGTGGTTAAGTTATTTTTACTCTATAGATACTATAGAAAAAAATTAAACCCATTCAAAAATTGAATGGGTTTTTTTATATCAACTCAGAACTTATTTACAGACTCTCTTGTTATTAATAAAAATAGAAATTATTACAACTTTTCAATTTTTATTTCATATATTAGAATCTAAAAAAAAAATTAAAAAATATGAATACATTAAGAAAAATCGGTGCTTTTGTTTTAACAGCACTCATTATTGTTATTGGCATAAGTTGCATTTTTGCATTTGAAAAATACAATAACTCAAATCCAAACTCCTCTTTTGGTTTTATTTACATGCTTGGTGGTATGTTGATTTTCCTCCCAGTATTTGACTATTGGTTGAAAATATCAAAAAGATTCTTCAAAGTTCAAGATGAAAATAAAGACAAATAAATAAATGGAAAAAGAATTCGTCTTAAAAAGTTGGGCACTAATCAAAGATGCCATGAATCCAAATAATCGTTACATAGTCATGCTGGCTATCAATCAACTTTTTCATCTGATTGAAATAAATAAAATGAACACATTAGAAGATTATATAGCCTTCAAAGATGAATGGTATCCACAAATGAAAAATAAGTAAATATGGGACAACACACTTGGTTTCTAAAAAGTAAAGATTTATATTTCAAATCAGAAGCACTAAATGAAAAATTAGACGAACTGGAAGAAAAAGACTTATCTGAATTTTTCAGAGTAGAAGAAGAAATGTCTAAGATTTATGCACAAAATTCGGCACCTTATCACGACCTTTTTCGTACAGGTAAACGAAATAGTGACGGTACTTATACTGATGACATCATCTTCTCTCGTGAGGAATGCTTTGAATGGATAAATAATCCTGATAATCATGTTTCATTTGATGAAGATAATGAATGGGTTACTAAGCAATTAAACAAATTTTGGGATGAATATCCAGATGGTGTGATTTATTTTGGTTAATATCAACTTGAGGTGCTTTACCATAGGGTTCGAATCCCGCAACTCCACTTGGGGTTGTGTAAGTAAAGTTAAATGTGGTCGCTGGAAAACAACCTCAACTTATAAATCTTATTACCATATTTCTGAATATTTTTAATTCTTTATACAGTTTTTCCAAACTCTCATCATAGACTGGTTGAATTATTGATTCATCAGAAACTGAAGAATTAACCAACCTTTCAATAATACTTCTGATATTCCAAAATCTTGGACTATCTACCCAATTATTTCTTATTGAGTGCATTTTGCCATACAGTTCCTCAACATCTTCAAAAGTGTTAATCTCTTTATTTAAAACCACCTGATAAAAATCATCAAAAACCGAGACTAATTCTTGAATAAAATCTAAATAAGGTTTTCCATCTACTAATTCATCATAATTATAACTCTTATCTGCAATTTGAAAAATAGTTTCCGAGTCTGAATCTAATTCATAAGGAAATAAGGAATGTGAATTAAGTTGACGATTTAATCTTGCCTTTTTCGCTATATCAAGTTTGAAATTTTCTACTTTTGTATCAAACTGGCTACCATAGGATTT